GGGCTGGCAGTTCGTGCCCGGAGCCCAAAACACAGTCCAACGTTGTGAATGCCGGACCGAGAAACCTCCAGTGTCGGATCGGAAAGCGATCGCGGCGGGTGAGGCGGCATGACGGAACAAACTTCCCACTCTGCCCAAACTTCCGAGCGCGATCCGATTCTCACCTTGGCCGAATTCACGATTCCCCTCCCACTTCGCTGCCATCATTGCGACCGCCGCTTGCCCAAAACGACTCGGATGCAACGCAACGGGCCTTACGTGATCGCGCTTTGTCCGAACTGCGGACTGCTGACTCCGTTCAAGTTGGAGGCGGCATGACCTCTCTTCGTCAGACCGTAGCCGGCCAGATGGTCCGCATTCACGAGATCTCCCCCGAGCTGGCCGAGTACCACGTCCGCCAGATGACGCCCTTCGAGGTCAAGCAAAGGTTTTTGTTCTACGTCCGGTCCGGGCTCGCGAAGACGGACCGCAGTTCACGAAAGGAATCGTGTTGCCGACAGAGTTAGAGCAGAATAACGAGCCATTTTTGCGCCCTTCTAAGCGCCCACTGCAATCGCGCGAGCATTCCGGATGGCAGGGCCTTAATCTTTACGACATGCCCGGCGCGCCGTCTTCTCTCTACGACTTGCGCGCGCAGAGTGAAGTGCTTGCCCGGTTGGTTCTAGAGCCGAATTTATTAGAGGAATCTTTTGGCGATTTGACGCTCTCCGATTTCGGCGGGAAGGTTCACCAGTCACTTTTCCGTACCCTTCTAAAATTCGCGGAAGAAAGAAAGCCATGCGATGCCACGGCCATAGCCGATGCGTGGGGTGCTGAAAAAGAAGTCGGCGATCCCATCGCTTACATCTGCGCACTGCTCGACACCGCAGGCATGGACCTCACGAAAAATATCCGTCTTCGGGTGGAAAGGCTGCATCATCTTGCCCACTTGCGGCGGCTGCGGTTTGTCGGGGAAACTTTGCAGCGCCACGCCGAGAGCCCGCAGACCGACCCTCATGCGCTGATCGAAAAACTTCAGATCGCCGCCGAAGCTCTGCGGTCTGGCTACGATGTCAACGGCCAATTACTCCCTTACGCGCCCCGCAATCTCGCGCGCCGTCCCGATTTGCTTACTCTTGCATCCGTCGAAGCGCTACCGGTGCCATGGCTCTGGCGACCATATCTCACTTACGGGATGCTCAATATGCTCTCAGGCGATCCGGGAGCCGGAAAAACCTACCTTGCCCTGGCCTTCGCGGCGGCTCTCACCGTCGGCAAGATTCCCTATACCGGCGAGCCGGTTGCGCCACATAACGTGGTTTATCTCTCAACCGAGAACTCCCCAGAGTTCGTGCTGCGCGCGCGCTTCGATGCGCTCGGAGGGGATGCCAACCGCTTCCACATCTTGCAGGGCGCAGTGACCGGGGACGGTCCCAAGCAACGGCGCGAATCCGTGCGCTTGAGCGACATTCCATTGCTCGATGAAGCGGTCAAACAGACAAAAGCCCGCCTTCTCGTGGTCGATCCGATTCAATCTTACTTGGGTGGGGAAGTTGATATGCACCGCTCAAACGAGACGCGGCCTGTTCTCGATGGATTGGCGACGCTTGCGCAAAAGCATAAAGTCTGCATCCTGATCCTTCGCCACTTCGCGAAAGCGACTACAGGCAGTGCCATCAATCGCGGCCTGGGCAGCATCGATCTCACCGGAGCGGCGCGCAGTGAATTGCACGCTGGCTTTCGCGATCAGCAGCGCGCGATGGTTCACGCCAAAACGAACGTCGGCGAGATCGGCAAATCCCTCGGCTACGACATTAAGAAAGATGGCAGCGCTGCGGGTCTGTTCTTGTGGACGGGCGAGACTTCGATCACCGCGAACGATTTGGCGGCGAACGGCATGGCCGTCGAAGATCGCGACGCGATCAACGAAGCGACCGAATCGCTGTCCGAAATGTTGCGCGGCGGTCCGAAGTTGGCTTCGGACATCATGTCCGAAATGCGCGAGATCGGCATATCGAATTCAACTCTGCGCAGAGCCAAGATGAAGCTCGGCGTGAAGTCGCGCAAACGGTCGGGAGCACGTGACGGACACTTCGAATGGGTGCTTGAAGGGTGGGAAGATGGCCAGATCGCCGCCAGTTGAGCGAAAAATCCGCTGAGTGATTTCGCCCATCGATTTGTGCGCGATGGAGGCGCAGGAAGAGTGTCGGCAAAAGTAAGTAAGTAAGTTTTACATGATGCTCATGATGCTCAAGAAAATGTGTGTGAGCACCTTGAGCATCATGAGCATCATCTAGGGTGAACACCTTAAGAAATTGTTATGTTATGGCAGACGACTTGGGGAACGCGCGAATCAAAGCGGCACTCGGAATTCGGTCGGTCACTTTCAGCTCCTACGATGGCCTCAACCGGAAATCGCATTGGAAAATCCTTATGGACGACGGCCAGTCTTTTCGAGTGGAAGCGCCCAACCTGGCTGGGGAGTCAACCGTACTCAAATATGCGGCTCGAAGGCTGGCGAAAATGGGACGCGCGGTGCGCTGGCCAGACCTGGCTTCGCCGGCTCTCTTCCCCGATCTCAGAGCTGGCGTCACGGGGCGGCGGTGATGAGGGGGAGTGCGACCCGCCGCCCTCGAATTTCAAATTGCTCTAGGAGGGCTGGATGGCAAAACAAAAAAGCATGATCAATATCAGCAACCGTTCTCCGCTGAAGTGGGCCGAGGGTTGGGACCGCTTGCCGATTGGCGAGCGTAAGCCCAAGGCGGTCTGGAAAAAAACTTTCACTTACTACCGTGATGCGCTCGTGGCGGAACTGGCGAAGATCGGAATTAGTGAAGTCATGATTTCGTTCAATGAAGGCGACGAAGCGCGGCGTGATCCCGGCGTGACTATTTATTTTTCGAAGCCTTTGGTCGAAGACTACGGCTGGCAGATGGGGCTGGGCATCGACAACCCTGCGCCGACGCTCGACGAAATCGATGCTGCCTATCGCAAGAAGGCAGCGGTCAATCATCCCGACCGTGGCGGCGATGTGCAGGTCTACATCAAGCTCGGCAAATATCGTGAGCAGGCCAGAGCTTGGGTGCTCAACGAACATCGCAAAGAGCATGAGTATGCCCTGCCCTGCGACCGTTTCACTGAGCCGCGATGGAATCTGAACGCTTTGCGTCTTGGGCTTGCGGCGCTTCGCCGGTTGGAAGAGTTCGGCTTGCCGGGGATGTTGGAGCGAACGTTTCGTGGATTCCGCGTGCAGATCGCCGAGCATTCGGAGGTGAAGAGTGCCGTTAATGCTTGAAGGTGTTTTGCCTGAAGAGCCCGAAGCGGACGACGGATTACTGCGCAAGCTCCGTAAAGAAAAACAGCAGCTTGAAGATCAGCTCCGCGAAATGCGCCAGGAACTCGACGATGTTCGGACCGACAAAGAACGGCTAGAACGATCGATTCGAAATCTTCGTCAGCAACTCTCTCCGCTGCATCGCGGATTGCGTGCTTTGTTCGGAGAAATCGAGCTTGCCATCGGCGAAGAAACTGTTTCCTCTGCGTCTGTCAATACTGGTGCGGTTGCAGTTGGTATTGATCCGCGTTGGGAAGACTGGAAACGGAAGCTGCCAGGAAAATCCTCCGAGATGATCGACTTACTTTTGTTGCACAAAACCATGGGGACGAAGGCTTTGATGACGGCCATGCATTGCGGAAAGGATGCTGTCTATCAAGCCGCTTATAAACTCGGCCAAGCTGGGTTGCTGTCGAGCCGCACTCCTTATGTGCTCAAGGAATTGTCATGACTTCACATCTGCAACTTACTCTCCTCTCTTCCCCGCCCCAGTTCATGCGCTTCTGCGAGAAGTGCGACTCGGAGCAAATCTTCATGGCGGGCTGGGAATGCAGGCAAGGCTTACTCGGTTACTGTCTCGGCTGCGGAGACGAGAGCGTGATCCCGTACAGCCGGGCGAATTCGGATGCGGCGTAACTCAACGATTTTTGGAAAGGTGGTCGCAGTGGACGAAAACAAGTACATCGCAGAAACGGGATGGCCTCAAGTTCATGGCCAGATTTCAACTGTGAGTTTTCAAATTCAATCCGGACCGGTTAAAGAGTTCGGCGTCAACGGCTGTCAGATCGATGACGTGATTGCGTGGGCGAAGGAAAAAATCGAAGGCTTCAATAAAGCTTTTCCTTGCCGCGAAAATGCGCTGATCGTCACCAAACTCGACGAAGCTCTTCTTTGGTCGATGAAACGCAAGTTAGATCGCGAGAAGCGCAACGTCGAAGGAACAAACAAAGCTTGAATCGATTTGGGGCGGGAGGACGGCTAACCAACGCCATAGGGAGGATGCGGTAACGACTTGTATCCGGCGGTGGTACGCAGGGGCTCGCCCCACAAATTTGAAATGTGTGAGCACTTAAATATCGAAGGCACTCACGTGATCGTCTGCGGCGCGCGGCGGAAGCGGCAATTCTGCGCTTGTGGACGGCCTTGCGAATTTCTCTGCGACTGGAAAGTTCCGGCGAAAAAGTCAGGCACGTGTGATGCTTCGATTTGCAAGCAACACGCGAAACAAGTTGGTCCCGAAAAGCATCTTTGCCCAGCTCACCAATTGCAGTACGCCGTCTGGAAACGCAACCATCCTGACGTCGTAGTCATTGAGCAGAAATCTTTGTTCGAGGGAACGGCGTGACCGCGAACTCCATCCACCCCGGCGATTACGTCCGCTTTCGAGCTTTGCCGGAAGACTGCAAGCCGACGCCGATCCGGGTGACGTTGGTGCTGAAAAGCGGAGTGATTCGTCTGTTCGACAAACCCGGCTACTACGCGGCGCACCTGTTTGAAGTGGTCGAGCCGCCGAAAGGAAAAAGTCGATGACCCCCGCCGAACTTCTCTCTAACCTCCGTTTCGCTGGCGCCGAAGAGCCGATAGAAATCTTCCTCTACCTGGCGAATCACGCCCACGAATTGCGGACCAACGACGGGCAAAGGTTGAATGATGGCATCGATTTCGCCGTCTTCCTCGTCGAATTCGCGGACGTCCTCAGTAAAAATCCGCTGGGCACAAAAACTTTGGAGCGGGCCATCCGAAGCGTGCAAGAGACCTGTCACGTCTGCGGCCATTTACACGAAGGTGACGGAGAGTGCGGAGTCTTCATGGGAACGAAGGTGGGGTACTGCGACTGCAAGGCGGAGGTCCACGCATGATCTCCCTGTTCGCCACCCTGCTCACCCTGCTTTCCGCTTTGGCAATCCATCGCTACGCCCGATGGTGCTTTCGCAAGGGCTACTCGGCCGGCAAAAAAGACGGCATGAAAGATGGCTACTCCATCGGACGAATCGACGCCGATAACTGGTGGTTAGGCGTGGAACGGGAAGTGGATCGGGAACGGGTGAAGATGTGGAGAGACGAGGTGGAACCGTGAGCTACTCCGAATCGAACGGCCAGGTGACCCTCACCATGAGCCGGGAAGACTACGACTTCCTTGTTTTAAATCTCGCAATGGCTAGCGGTCGATATCTCCATGGCGCAGGTGACATCAAAGCTATGATGGCGTTTCTGAACCGTCTGAACGACGGCAACCCCAACTACACGCCGTACCGAATTGGAGAATCGAAATGAAACGCAAGCCTAACTCTGATCCGGTTGTGATCTCCATGCGGATTTCTCAGGTTCGAGAGTTGATCTCGCGGCTAGGTCACGTGCATGGCTCTCTCAAGGGGCATCTTGGATGGGCAAATTGCGAATGTGATCTCGCGAAAACACTGCGAGACTTCGGAGGTGCTATTCACAACTATTTAAAGCTGACTCCAAAACAGGACACCCCGTACCAGGTGGAGGAGAAGAGCCCTACACGGCGACCTGCCGAAGGGATGGACCAAAGTCTCGCCGGATCAAGCCGTAAAGCTGTAGAGCCTCTATAAGGCGTTCTCGCGGGATGAATCGAGAGGCGTCAGCTATAAAGCCGGTTACGTTTCCGCGAAACAACTTGTTCTCGGCTCCAGTTTTTCTCAGATGATGGACTCGGCAGAGCGGAATCAGGTTGCGCTGATCGTTCGGCTTTAGGTTCGGACTTTCCTCCATTAGCCAGAGCAACATGCGATACGGGACGATGTGATCGACGTTCAGTCGTTCATTTCGCACCAGGTCGCAGCCGGGAGCCTGACATTTGTGCTCGCAGAGTTCGCGAGCCAAAGCAGAGGCCTGCAGCCAGTCGCGACCACGATCCTGTTTGCGCTCATAAAATCTGATTTTCAATTCCTTTACGTGCTCGCGCCTCCATGCCCACATACATTTCCGCCCGCAATAGCGTTCTCTCTTCGTTGTGGCGCGGTCGCGCTTCGTAAAGAGCTTGCCGCACTGAATACAAGGCTTCGGGACCGGTTTGCTTCGATCTGCGTTGTAACAGGCCCATCCGCACCATTTGATCGGACCGTTTGCACGAGTCTGGAATTCTTTCCCGCAACGTTGGCAGGCGCGAATGGGGTAGGTGCGGGAGCGCGGATTTCGACGGCGGCGGATCAAAATTTGGTCTGCTCATTTTCCATGCACAGAGGGCAATAGTCCACGCCGTCGATCCTCCCCCATCCCGCTTTCTTCGCCGACTTTCGTAACTGTGCAGCTGTTTGCGGGGCGATGTATTCAGCCGCCAATTCGCACGTATCTCGGTTGAGGTCGGGGAATGTGACATCGCCGTACCCATGCTCGTTGTCGCAGAAGATCACTCTCGCGGTGCGGATCATGCACCCTCCTTCGGCAATCGAAAGTGCGTCAACCATGTTGGGCCGAATTGGTTGCGTATCTGTTGGAGTAAGTGACTGTCGGCGAATCCCTCGTACTCGCAATAGCACCATGCCAGATTGAGTTTGTGCTTCCATTTTCGTCCGTGGAGGGTCGCATAGGCTTTTAGTGCTTCCAATTGTTCGGGCGTCGGTTGCTGTTGGGGCATAACTGCATCCCTTTCTGATGCCGGAGTGCGCGAACTTCCGGCTGGCCTAGCCGCTGCTGAACGGGATTTTCTACTCGGCATCTAAGATTCCCGCCCGCCACTGCCCGCGCACCCAAAACCCTTTTTACACCGCCAGCTCGTCTCCCGCTTTGGCGTCCAGGACTCCCACGATAGCCTGCGGGCGCTTCACTTTGTCGAGCGAGCGCAGTCCCATCGCCTCTAACAGTGTCATCTTGCTTGCCGATTTCCCCTGCACGTCTTCTACGCACAAATCGAGCAGAGTTTGCAAAGACACTTGGTCGGTCGGAACGTCCTTGGCTTCGATTCGCTGGCGCACCGCCTTAACGATCTGTACGTTGCGCATCAGGTGATCGACCGGGCACTCGTCTTCCATACGCGACCAAGAAATGAAGCCGTTCAGATATTCCAGTGTGAGATCGTGAAACATCTTCGACAGCTTTGATTTACCTTCGCCGCTGGGGAAACACATAGTCAGGTTCGCGTCCAACTCTTCGAGCAGGGCTTTCTTTTCCGACTGGTTCGCGGCCCACGGCGTTTTGCCTGCGATGAGTAGATCGGAGGTTGCCGCGGTTGTGACCGGCGTAGGTGCGTCGATGGTGGCCATGAATTTCAGATACGCACGAAACGCCTGAAACACGGCTTTGTAGTCGCCTGGCTTGTACAAGCCTTTTTGCCCTGGAAACACGAACTGCTCGCCGTTCAGGATGCCGGCGGCGGCGTCCTTGATGACTGAGCATACATATTCCATCGACGTTCCAGTGCGCAGCAGTGAGAGCACGCGCCGCTTATTGCGCCGCATTTCGAGTTCGAGATCCGCTTCGTACCCAAAATTCTCGCCTCCGCCCGCATTGAATTTCGTGTTGCCCTGGGTCAGTTTGACTCGCCCGGACTCTTCGTCGAAGACGTTCTCCCACTCGAAGCCGATGCGACCGCAACAGATGGCGTGGAATTTTCCGTAGCGGAAGTTCTGGATGATCGGGAGCCATTGGTTCATAAGTTGCTGCCTGCGATTGAAGGTCAATTCGCCGTCTGCGTAGGAGAATGCTTTGAGGCCATCCTTCCACGGTGTAGTGAGTTGGTCCGCGACAAACACGCAAGCGCCATGCTTTTCGACGGATGCGATTGCTTTCTGAATTCCTAAAAGCGTGCTGCCATCCATGCGAATCAGAGGCACGCCCTCTGGCGCGAAGATTGTCTTTTCGTAGAAGCGCCAACGCTCTTCGGAATCGGCCACGAGCACGGGCGCACAGTGGTAAAGTTCCTTCGAGATTCCGACAGCCAAACGAGCGGTAGTGCCGGATTTTCCTGACCCGTTAGTGCCATCGACCGAGGCTTTCAAAAATGAAGCGTTAGACTGCGGAGCGGTTGCCATGAGAGTGTTCTCCTTTTTGAATTTGTGGCGACTTGCGAAATTTGGTAATGCGCGCTTCGGCTTCGAGAAATTCGGCGCGGGCGCGTTGCAGTTGAGCGAGTGCGGACGGGTAATCTTCCGCTTCCCAAAAATCGATGACTGACGAAATGACGGAGACTGCCCGGTACGCGGCCAAATCTCGCTGGTCGCAGAGGCGCTGGAATTCAGCGGCGAGATCGCGCGGCATGGGTTGGCCCCAAGAGACGGTCATTTCTGTTTCCTGCGCGCTTCAACTTCGGCTTCATGCTCGGCCAAAATTACCCGCACCCGATCAACAAATTTTTCGGGAGTCATTTGCCAAATCGGATCGTCGATCATCGTGACCAGCCCCTTAATGCGGCCAATCGTTTGCGCAAGGGAGACAATCATGTCGAAGTTATCCATGGCTCACCTCCCGAGCGTGCTTCGCGCAAAACTCCCCATGCGTAGCTCTGCCGTGACAGGAAAATCCTCCGTCGCAAGCGCCAACACTTGATTCCGGAAACTGGTAAGCGCACCCTGGCTCCATTAATGCGGCGCGCTCTAAGATGGCATCGACGCGGGCGATCTGGTCGGTTAAGAACTGTGGAAAACCGGGTAGGGGGATAAATGGTAGATTTCTGGAAGCCATATTGACCTCTCCTGAAGGTCGATTGGTGGTCAGGGCCGCTTGGGTGTTGAAGCACCGGGCGGCCCGTCTACAAACTCATTCTTTCACCTAGCCTGCTAGGTGTCAAGCGGAAAATGAGATACTTCTTGCTCCCTAGCAGGCACGGTGGTACTATGCCGCCATGGACGTTCGTGAAATGGCCCGGTTAGGCGGTCTGGCGCGCGCGAATTCCATGACCTCTGCCGAGCGGCGGAAATTGGCCACTAAAGCCTCAAAAGCCGCCGCTCTGGCGCGCACAAAGAGGGCTAAACAGCAGAAGAAAGCCTCCGCGTGAAGTTTCTCGGCAAATTCCTGCTGGCCTGCCTGCTCCTTCCCTTCGTGGTTCTCTTCTTTATCATCTTGTGGCCCATCGTGATCGTGGCCGAGCTGATCGAGCCCGACCGCCGCTTCCCGAAAGCCCCGACACGAACGTAACTTGCTCTTACAACCTTTGGAGCGTTAGGGTAAAGCCTCTTACGGCACCGGCGCGCCAGGCGCTCTGACCCCTGAATTCCCCTTACCCTTTGTGTCTCTTGCCCGCCTATTAGCTCACTACGAAACGGCCGAGTCTCCGCACGAGACTTTAGTTGAGCTGGAAGTGTGCCAGGAGCTTGCCCGCCGTTTGTGTGCCGAGAAAATCTCCCGTCGCCTGTATCGGCTGCTTTCCCCGGAATCGATCTATCCGCTGGCCAAAAATTTCCCGCAGTCGCATCAAATCGAAGGCGAAGCGCTGAAGCTCGGACCCGGGGAAATTCACGGCGTAAAGTTTCGCCACCCCTATCCTGTAAAGTTGCGCCAGGTCCGCCGAACTGAGATTATTACCCTGCTCGGCGAGTACCGGTGGGATGCTCGCCAATCGGAACTCTCCTCGTGCGGGTCAGCGACATAATGGCGATTGTCGAAAAGCGCATGACCCCGCCGCCCATTGCGCGCGCGCTCGAATTGGGAACCTTGAACGCGCTCGACCGCTCCAAGCAATACCCCCTCGACGACGCCGAAAAACTAAAACGGGCGATCAACGAAGCCTGGACCAAGATTCATCATTGCGAGCAGGAACTGGGCCGGAAGGACCAAGCCATCTCCGGCCTGCTGGTCAAGGCGGAAAGTAACCAGCTCTGGGTCAGGATTCTGCGTTACACCGTGAGCGCCGAAGCCGCCATTATTGGATTCCTGGCCTTCGAACTGTTTTCGAGACTGCACTGAAATTTCCATGAGCGCCTGTACCCAAACCCCGATTTCCCGACTTGAAACCCGAGTGCTTTCCCGCCTCGCAGGTTTCAATCTCCATACCTGCGAAAATTGCGGCCACGATCTGCGCCATCAGCTTGGGAAAGAGATCCCGAAAGAGCCCGAGACCATGCACGGCCAGATCTGGAACTGCGTCGAATGCTGGACTCCGCGGCAATGGGGCGACAGTTGGCCTGCAGATCGATCGGTGCGGCCGGCGCTCGGCTGTGCTCACTGCCAAGCGGTCACTCGCCATGCCTTTTCGCGGGTGATCTAGGCCGCGCAGCGTGCACCAATATGCTATTCGGGTGCAAAAGTTGATTGTTTTTGAAAAATGAAGCGGAAATCAAAGCCCGCGCCGCCTCCGATTTCGCTCACTCGTGACGAGCTGCGAACGCTCTTTGCGCACGCCCGGACCGCCGATTTTACCGTCTACGTTTTGATGCTGATTCAATATTGGCACGCCGGCCGCAACTCGGAAATGATTCATCTGACGCGGGATAGCTTCGCCGATGGTTTTATTCGCTACAAGCGCGGCAAAAACTCCGAGCCCTGCTCGCAGAGCTTGGTCGAGCATTCAGATCCGCTCTTCAATGAGCAAGAAATCGTTCCCAAGGCGATTTCGAATTTGCGCCCGAATCAAAAGCTCTATCCGAAGTCCCGTTGGACTTACTGGCGGCACCTCGTGCGCCTGGCGCTCGCCGCCGGACTTCCCCGCCACAAAGCGAAAACCACCGTGCTGAAGCATTCCATCTGCACGCATCTCTCTGAAAACCTTCCCTTTAACGCTGTGCAGCGCCGCGCCGGCCACGTCAACGGTGCGAGCACTCTGCGCTACGCAAAATTGCGCGAGGAGCAGGTAGATTCGTTGGTATCGGCAGGAGTCGGGCTTTGAAAAGGTTTGAAACTTTTGAATTTATTTCCCCTTATGGCACTCTGACTGCACCTGTTGTTCGGGGGTGTTTATGCCACGAGGCGGACGCAGAATTCCAGGGCCGTTCGACTAGAACGCGCCGCCGCCTATCTGCGCTTACATAACAAATTTCTGAGTTGAGATGGCCGAAGAGCTACCCCAGCAAAAATCGAGCCGTGGCGGAAAACGACAAGGCGCCGGACGCAAGAAGCAGGAACGAGCCACGAACACTGGTGTGGCTCAACGCATCCTCAAAGAGATCCGCGCCGAACAGCTTTGGCTTTCGCTTGTCGAGCTGGAAAAGAATCGCCTGGGAATTGGCGCCCGCGCCCAGTTGCTTCAGCGCGCTACCGAACGCGGCGGGGTCATCGATGGTCCCGATTATCCCGGCAAGTATTCCATCATCCCGCTGGTCAACTTGCTTCATTACCTCGAAGACCGGGCTTATGGGCGCCCCATGGATACCGTGAACCACCTCCACGATAAGCCGATTGAGATGAACGTCACGTTCTCGCTCTCCGACCGCATCAAGCGCGCCCGCGAACGCGCCGCCGCTGCCATTCAAAAATGAGTACCCAAGCCATCCCCTTCGAAGAGCAGCAAGCGATCGCTGACGACATCGGGCAGTACGCCTATGATCCGGTTGGCTTCGTCTATCACGCCTACGACTGGGGCGAAGGGGATCTCGCCGGCGAAACCGGCCCGCGCAAATGGCAGCTCGCAGTGTTAGAAGAAATCCGCGATCACCTGACGAATCCCGAAACCCGTCACACGCCCTGCCAGATCGCGATCAGCTCCGGCCATGACGTAGGAAAAAGTGCCTTGGTTGCCTGGATCACCAACTGGGCGCTCTCCACTTTCGAAGGCGCGCGCGGGACCATCACCGCGAATACCAAAACCCAGCTCGACACCAAGACCCAGCCCGAGATCTCGAAGTGGTTCCGCCTGGCGATCAACGCCGAGTGGTGGCAGGTCAACGTCACCTCGGTCAAAACTTGCGAAGATAAATTCCGAGACGAGTGGCGTATCGATCTCGTTCCTTGGTCCGAAGACAACCCCGCCGCCGCCGCCGGCCTGCACAACAAAAACAAGCGCCTGCTGATCATTTTCGATGAGGCCAGTGAAATCCCCCTCGTCATCTTTGAAACCGCAGAGGGCGTCCTCCTCGACGAGAATACCGAGATCATCTTCCTGATCGCGGGCAATCCCACCATCAATTTTGGCCCATTTTTCGATGCCGTCTTCGGCGTCAACCGCCACCGCTGGAAAATTCACATCATCGACTCGCGTGACGTCGAAGGCACCAACAAAAAAAAGCTCAAGGAATGGGAAGAAGACAACGGGGAAGATTCCGACTTCTTCCGGGTGCGCGCCCGCGGCCTTCCTCCACGTTCGAATTCCGGCCAGTTCATCGATCAGGAAGCGATTGAAGCTGCCGAAAGGCGAATTCCTCGCTGTTTGCCGGATGATCCACTCGTGGCAGGCGTCGATTTCGCGTGGGGCGGAGTCGATGACAACGTGGTCCGATTTCGCAAAGGCTATGACGGCACTTGCGTGAAATCGATCAAAGTGAAAGGTGCGCAGACCAGAGATCCGGCGGTGATGACCGGCAAGCTCGCCGACGTGCTCTCGAAAACCTACGTGATCAACGGCCAATCGGAGAAAGTCGCCATGATGTTCATGGACTCCGCCGGCATTGCCGCCCCGGTCGAAGCCCGCTTGCGCCAGCTCGGATTCCAAAATATCTGCATCGTGAATTACGGCGCCGATTCCCCCAAGCCAGAGTGCGCCTACATGCGCGATTACATCTGGAACGAGATGAAAAAGTGGCTGACCCACGCCGCCATCGGCAAGGATCCATCGCTCTCGGCCGATCTTGCCAAGCCGCTTCTCGTTTCTGACAAGAAACAGCGCATCAAGCTGGAATCGAAAGAAGAAATGATCGCCCGCCTGCGTAAGCTCGGAATCAAATCGGGCTCGCCGGACGATGGCGACGCCCTGGCTTGTACTTTCGCCATGCCGGTCGCACCGAAACCGAAGCCGAAGTCCGCGTCCCGTCCGGTGCGGCACTCGGCCTGGGGATAAATCCATGTCTTCGATGGCAGTAGGACTCCCGCAAAATAACGTCGCTGGCCAACGGGCCTTCGGCATGACGCCCGGTGGCGTGGCGATGCCAGTGCGGCCAGGAATGCCTTTAGCTGGCGGTTCCACGCAGCCTGTGGGCACGGCGATGCCAGGACAAAGGTTTCAGGTACCCGGTGGCCTGAATGGCGCGCCAGCGCGTCCCGTAACTATGGGCGGCGTAGCAGTCCAACAGTCTCAGCCGGGCCAGCAGATGCCTCAGCCGAGCCAGCAGCAGCCGCAAATGGGGCAGCAGCAGCCGCAGAATTTCATGCGCCAGCGCGCCATGGGAATGATGGCCTAAATGGCTGAATTGAAAGCGAAAACTCGCAACGCTCTGCCGGAAAGAGCCTTTGGCATGCCGGGACAACGGAAGTATCCGATGCCCAATAAATCTCACGCCGCGAACGCGAAGGCCAGAGCGACCCAAATGGTTAAGCGTGGCAAGCTGTCTTCGAGTTCGGCGGCGCAAATCCGGGCGAAAGCGAATAGAATCCTCTCGAAGTAACCGGGCTTAATGGACCAGGCACAGCGGGATCGCCCGCCGTACCCCCAGAGCCCGCGCAAGCGAAAGAATAAACCACCATGCCTCTCTCACCTACCATTCCACTCGGAGCCTTCACCAATCAGACCGTAGCCGCAATCAACTCTGCACTCGCGCAAGCTGGCCTTGCAGCAACGACAGGAAACATCTTCTACGTCGATCCCGTCAACGGCCTCGACACCAATAACGGTCAGGTGCCGAACTCTCCTACTGTTCCCTCTGGCGTCGGCCCGGTGCAAACTTTGCAAGCGGGCTACAACCTCTTGCGTAGCGGCTATAACGACGTGCTGGTGCTGCTTTCAAACGGTGCCACCAGTGGTACGGCGCGCCTCGGCGCGGGTTTCACCTGGGCAAAAAACTCCGCTCACTTGGTTGGCGTCGGCCCAGCCGGCAGAGTCGGCCCGTGGGCGCGCATCGCTCCGACGCTCGGGATCGCCGCTTTCGCCAATTTCTTCACCATCACCGGTAGCGGCTGTATTTTCTCGAACATCAACTGGTTTCAAGGCTTCACTGCTGGGGTTGCGGCTTCGATTTGCGTCACCCTCAAAGGCGGAGCGCAAGGCAATGCGTTTCTCGGCTGCGCGTTTCAAGGCATGGGTGATGTCACGAGCGCAACCGATGCAGGTTCGCGTTGCCTACTCATCACCGGGGGAGCGCAAGAGAACTATTTCTACGGCTGCTATCTCGGCATCGATACCGTCGAGCGTACCAATGCCAACGCGACCGTTGAAATCGCAGGCGGCGGACCCCGCAACATTTTCGAGAAGTGCATCTTCCCCTTTTGGTCGAGCGATGGCCTGCAGTATGCTCTATTGGGCGCGGCGGCCGCTGCCATTGACCGCTGGGTGCTCTTTATCGGTTGCCAGTTCATCGCCACCGTAGCAGGGGCGGGCGTGGCGATTGCTGCTGCCTTCCACTTGGTGGCGACTGTCGGCGGTATTTTGTGCTTCGACAGCACCTCTGGGCTTTTCAATTTCACCGCCATTGGCGACGCTACGACGAAGGCGCAAATCTTTGTCAGCGGCGGAACCGCTACCGACGGAGTGAAAGGCATCGTCGCCACTTAACAGCATCTCAGCGCACACACGCGAATAACCCCCCCATGGCGCTGAGCCGGGGCTTCCGATTTCCGCAACGGAGGCCCCGGCGAGATTTTGATAAAATGCCCGAACTTCCCGCAGCCGAAAAGCTCTCGCACAAGGAAGTCAAGTACGAGCGCACCAGCGAGCACCCCGGCGAAGCCTGTGGTAATTGCAAGTACGTGATCGAAGCCCTGAAAGGCACCCGCTGCCAGCACGTCGCCAGCCCGATCTATCTGAACGGCTGGTGCGAAAAATTCGAGAACTAAAAATGAAACGCTTCTTTGCTCATCCCCTCGTCGGCGTCCTGACCTTTTGGCTGCTCCTGCTTGCCTGCTCCTTCGCGCACGGGCAGAACGTCCGTTACTCCGTCTCTTTTCCATCGATCTCTTCCGCCTACACGACGCCTTTCCTGGTCGCGAACGTTCCGCCGAATTCCCCGATTCTCGCCGTCTGTAACTCGCCCGCGAATCAGGTTCCCTGCACCAACTACGCGACCACCTATAACTCAGCGGGCGCGGCCTGCTCGAATGGCGCGCAAGACACTCCCGATCCGCAGCCGTCGGCGTGTCAGGGAACTGGCGATGCGCAAGGTAACATCGGATTCTGGGCTCCGGCGGGAAAATATGATTACACCGTCTGCATTCAGAACTCGACGGCTTGCTTTGGACCGTACCGGGTGACGCTGGCGCTCGCCGACACTCATGGAACCTGCACCATGAGTTCAGGGGTTTGTCCGGCAATCACGTTTGCGACAGCTTACAACTCGACGCCGGTCTGCACCGTGACTTGGACAGGCACCGGCACGCTCACCGGGATTCTTTCGTCGAAACGGACGACCACCGGCTTGCAGCCCACGTCCTCAGTGAATAGCGACACGGCGGTGGTCGATTGGAAGTGTCAGGGAAATCCGAACTAGGTTTGCTATGCCCTGGACTCCGCGCCAAGTTCGTTATCTCGAATCGTCCGGCTCGCCGCTCACCGCCGGGCAAAAAGCGAAGATGAATTCAGAACTTCATTCTGACCCGTCATTGGGCCATCACACGAAAGGCTCTTCCGCCATGAAGAAACCCGCAATCCGCAGAATGGAAATCGAAGTCCACCGCGGCCCGAAAAACGAAGTCACGGGCCACACCGTTCACCATCACTTGATGCCCACCGAAGCCTCGAAGTCGGGCGCGTTCATGGAAAATACCGAACATACTTATCCGTTCGACGCCAAGGGTCAATCGGCAACCCACGGCGACATGATGGAGCATATCGGCGAGCACCTGGGAATTCTCGGTCACGCCGCAAATGACGTGGCCAACGAAGAGAAGGCGGAGCCGGAAGGCAGAGAAGAAGAGTAGCTACGCGGGGCGCAACTAACCGAAAATTACAGCGGCCAGCGCTATAGTCGCCACGCCAATTTTCGATTCAGCATTCCCCGCTCCACCTAAGAATATCATGCCCATCTCTCTCGACGAACGCCAGAAGATCAATCACGAGCTGAAAAAGCTCGGCTTCGGCGGCCTGCAAGATCAGAATCTCTTTGCCGGGATTGCCACGCTCTACCCCACGCACGATTCCTTTCGCGGTCTGCTCATGTCCACCATGCCCGATCAGCGCCGCCTCGCCTATGAATCGCTCAAGCCGCATCTCCGCTTTGTGGCCAAGCCTCTCGACGTTTACGAGCGCGAAATCAAAGAGAAAGCCGAGCGCGAACAGTGGGACGTGATCGATCGCGACAATCCGCACTTCCCGCAGCCCTTCAAAGTCGGCGAAGTGGAATCGGAAGAGTACAAACTGGCCAAGCTAGCCTCCGAAGCGATTGAGGCGAACGAGCACGAAAAAGCGAAAGGCATCCTCGAACTGTGCTGCACCAAATGCACTGTGATTGCCCGCTTCCCTGCCCCGAAAAGAAATCAAGCGGCGAAAGCTGCGCACAACGCGGGCTGGCGCTGGGACGAACGAAACGGCACCAAGCGAACCTATTGCCCGGATCACGTTCCCGGTCGCGCATCAATGCGACTCGAATGCTCGGAGTGTGGCAAAAAAGAATTGCTCCGAGTTTGGGACGAGCAGGATGGTTACGCCAAGGCCAGACTCGCAGGCTGGGAAATCACCGAGGCGGCGAAGTGTCCGAAGTGCTCGGTGAAGCTGGTCGTGGTTCAGTAGAACGTACCTCGTAACACTGGGGCACACGAATCGGATTCGCCGTTGCGTCCACCTCCCAAGCCTGACAACGCGCGCACTCACGAATGGGAATCCCATTTCGATAACTCCACTCTGACCAAAGATGCCCGAAAATTCGACAGATGATTTTCATTTCTAAATTTTAACCATGTCCGACCCCACCCCCCACGAAATTCGCGACGCTTATCAAGACTATCGGGACGCCTGGCGCGAAATCCGCGATGAAGCGCAAGACGACATGCGCGCCATCTCGACCGAAGGCCCATGGACCGACGAGGACCGCGACGCCCGCAAAGGTTCCGGCCGCCCCTGCATCCATCTCGACCAGTTGAATCAGTTCCTTGCGCAAGTCAACGGCAACGTCCGCAAGTCGAAGCGCGGCATCACCGCCATCCCCAAAGGCAACGGAGCGACCGATCAGGATGCCGAGAGACGCTCGGCGGTGATTATGGGCATCGAAGAGCGCTCCCAGGCCCAGCCCGTCTATCTTGGCGCGTTCCAATCCATGACCGAGCGCAGCTACGGCTTCGCGGTGATCCGCACTGAGTACAAAGACGATTCCTCGTTCGACATGGAAATCCTCATCAAGCCGGTGCTGAATCCGGACACGGTTCTACTCTCGCCCTACTACAAACAGCCGAACGCCAGCGACATCCCCGACGGGTTTTTCCTCGAACTGATGCTGAAAAAACAGTTCAAGCAACTCTATCCGAAAGCCCGCGTAACTGATTTTGCCGACGAAGATCTGAATGACTCGACCATCACCGATTGGATCAAAGAGAAGTACGTACAGCGGGCGGAGTACTGGAAGGTGCAGTCCAGTTTTAAGACTTTACTCTTAGTCGAGACCGAAAAAGGCCCGGTCGTTTTCACCGAAGACGAGTGGAAGCTGGCGAAAGAGCACGCCCTCGCTGGCACAGTCAAGCGCGACCGCAAAGTCGAGATCCCCAAAGTTTTTCAGTACATGACCAACGGCTTGGAGATCCTTGACAAAGTTCCTTGGGACGGCAGCCGCGTTCCGATTATTTCCTGTCTTGGTCCAGAGCGCTGGACAACCGAAGGCGGGACGGCCAAGCGTCAACTCTTGTCGATGGTGCGCTTCGCCCGCGATCCCCAGATGCTGCTCGACTACTTAGCGTCTGGCGAATGCGAGGAAGCGGGGCAGATCCCGAAGAGTCCCTTCGTCGGCGCGAAAGGTCAGTTCGAATCGGACAAGGAAGCCTGGGATGAAGTCACCAAGGTTCCCCACGCTTACCTGCAATATGACCCAGTAGTCGATGCCACCGGGCAGAATCCCTTGCCGCCGCCCGAGCGTCCGCAATGGACGCCGAACTTTCAAGTTTGGGAAATCGCAAAAGACGCCGCCGCCCGCGCCATTCAAGCCGGGATGGGAATCACGCCCTTACCCGATGCCGCCCAACGCAGAAATCAGAAATCCGGCGTCGCGCTCGAAAAAATCGACGACATGGAATCGCTCGGCAGCTTTCACTTTGTCGATCGCTACGAGAACGGCTTCCTGCACAATATGGGTTGGCAAATTAACGAGCTGATCACCCCGGTTCTCGACACTCAGCGCGAAATGCCGATCTCGCAGCCGGACGGGAAGCGCTCGACGATGCAGTTGGTCGGAAATACCTCTCACCCGCTCGACGATCAAGGCGCTTACGACGTTCAGGGCCTTGATGCTGGCCACCTTCACACCGGCAAGGGCGATTTCGACGTGACCATTTCGACCGGGCCGAGTTATCAATCGGAGCGTGAAGAGCAGGACGAATTTGTCGATTCGCTGATTGAGAATATCGCCAACTTGCCCCAGCCCGGTACTCCACAGGCGAAAGTGTTCGCGCTCGGAATCCGGATGCGTCCGACGCTCGGTCCCATTGGCAAGCAGATCGCCGACGTGTTCGATCCGCCTCCAGTCGATCCGAACAGTATGCCGCCGCAAGCCCAGGCCGCGATTCAAGCCCTGCAACAGCAGTTGCAGCAGGTACAGCAAGAGGCTCAAGCGCTGCACATGGAGCACGCCGGGAAGATTTTAGAACAGCAAACAAAACTGCTCTTGCAGCAAATGAAAGAAGACGGCGAGAACCAAAGGGCTCAGTTGGCAAACGACATCAAGGTGCTGCTCGCCGAAATCGCCGCCAAGTCGCAGGCCGCCTCCGAGCGCCAGCAGATGTATCAGGAATTCTGGATTGAAAATCACTCGGCGGCGCATGAAGCCGGAATGCAAGCCCAGGATCATCACCATGCGCAAGAGTTAGCGCAGCAAACGGCTACTTTACAGGCTCAGCAAGCCGAAAATCAGCCCGGACAGCAGGCGCAGCAATCACAAGCGCAGCCCCAAGTTTAGTTCCTTCGCCCGCGCGGCGTTAAGCGCAAAAACCAAAAGGACAATCCCATGCCACTCCCGTCAGTTACCGAGGAAACCCCGGCAGTTTCCGAACGCAGCTCGAACTTCCTTCCCACCGACGAAAAGTACCGTCTGACCGGGGAGATGCCCTCCGAATCCGAACGCGATCCCCGCGAAATTCGCGAAGAGAACCGTGAGGAGAGGGCGCGCAAAGAAAAAACGCCAGCGAAAGAGGGCGAATCGGCCACGCCCGCAAAAGATGCCAGCATTGAGGACGCCCCGGCAGCGTCCGCGTCCGAAACCGCCGCGGCCTCGGCAGCCGCACCTCCGCAGAAGAAACCAAACAGCGAGAACCGCTGGCAAAAACGCGAACGCGAATTAAGAGAAGCACGCGAGGAAATTGCTCGCCTCAAAGCGCAATCGTCTCAGCCCCAACCCCGCAGTGAAACTCAGCAGGCTTCGCAACCTGTCACCGAGACGAAAGCGAAGGCCGTTCCCAAACCGAAAATCGACGACGTTGACCCGAAAACCAATGAGCCGAAGTTCAAGTCCTACGCCGACTTTGAAGAGGCGCGAGATTCCTGGCTCTTGGAAGAGGGTGCGCGCAGAGCGCAGGACGCCATCGGAAAAACGCAGCGGGAACAGCAGCAATCGCAGGCCGAGCAAGTCTTGCAGCAGACGGTCAACGAACGGGTCGCCAGCGTTCGCAAAATGCACGCGGACTATGACGACGCAGTTCAGGCAGCGATCACGGAGAAAGACGAGCACGGGCAGGATGTGCTTTTCTTCCCCGCCCGGTCGCCCATCGACGGCTTCATCCTGAACGCGAAAAACGGGCACGAAGTTCTCTACCACGTCGCCAAAAACATTCAAGACCCGGCGATACGGGAAATCTTCGCCCGCGATGCCCGGGGAAACTACCTGCTCAATCCCATCGAGCAGGTTTCCCGTTTGGCTGTCATCTCGCACACGCTGGCCGGCAAAACATCATCCGGTGCCGGCAACGACGCTTCGCAATCTTCTGCCAAACCCATCACCCAGGCTTCCCGTCCGGCGCACCAGGTTTCAGGAACTGGAACCGTGGCGAAAGACGCGGTCGAGCAAGCCCTAGAAGATGGCGATTTCGAGACCTACCAGCGTACCCAAAACGCCAAGGATCTCGCGCGCCTGAAGAAAAAATGACGAGGAAATAACCCGTGCCCAACCTATTTCTGAACACCTCGTGGATCTCCATGGAGGTGCTGCGCAATCTCAAGAACGCATTGAAGATCGCAGAGTATTTCAATCACGATTGGGAAAAAGACTACGAGAAGGCGTGGGCAGTAGGCACCACGATTCAGGTCAAATTCCCGCAACAGTTCACCATCCGGAACGGTCTCGGATACAACCCGCAAGGCATCAACCGCATTTCGACCACCATCTCATTGGACGAGCCCTTTGGCATCGATTTCCAGTGGGACGATTACGAAGCGGCGGTCAAGGCCGAACGGTCGGAAGAGGAAATTCGCGAACAGTACCTGGCCCCGGCCGGCGTGCAGCTCGCGAACGAATGGGATTCACGCGCCGCATTGTTCGCCAAGAACAACTGCTCGCAGATTGTCGGCGCGCTCGGCACCGATCCCACCTCCATCGTGTTTCTCGATCAGGCCCGCGCCCGGCTGCTCCAGAAAGCCGGATCGTACCTCTCAAAGAAACGCGCTGCCTTGATTTCGTCTTCGATGCAGACCAACTCCATCAACACTCCGGTCACGTCTTTGTTTCAGCCCGCGGACGCGATCACCGAAGCCTTCAAGGAAGGGTCGATGGGCAAGCTGAAAACCTTCGACGTTTTCGAAGAGCAGAACCTGTACTCGCAGACTGCCGGAACCTGGGCGGGAGCGGTTACAGTCACCGGCGCCGGACAGAGCGGAACCTCTCTGATCATCACCGGAACGGTGGGCGACACCATTCACCAGGGCGACAAGATCGGGATTGCGAACGTGAATTTCGTCAACCCCCGTTCGCGGCGCCCACCCGGCCCGCTGACCCAGCAAACCTTCACCGTCACCCAGGACTTCACCCTGACTGGCGGCGCCGACACCATCACCATCCTGCCCGCGATCTACGGGCCGGATGCGAATTCGCCCGACGGCCACAGCCAGTATCAGAACGTGGATGCCCTGCCGGCAAACGGTGCGGCCCTGACGCTCTGGCCTGGCACGCCGAATCCGAATGGCGCGACCGGCACGGTGGGAATCGCCCTCACGCCTTTCGCCTTCGCGATTGTCGGGATGCGCTTCTATCTGCCGAAAGCGGTCGAAGCCCGTTCGCAGGCCGAAGACAAGGCCACTGGAATTCCGGTGCGCTTCGTCAAGGCTTGGGACGCCTACCACAGCTTGCAGATCAACCGCTTCGACACCGTCGGCGGATTCGGCAATCTCTACCAGGACAACGCCGCGGTCGGCCTACTTGGAGCCTAGGAAAAGGAGAATTCCCCGACTTAATAAGTTCTTTTTTGACTTAGTATTTCAGGGAGACAAACCTATGAAAAACATCTTCAATTCCATCGCAGTTTCGTCGCTGCTGGCTCTGGCGCTCATCGTAGCGGTCCCGGCCTTCGGCCAAACCATCGTGCCCTCGACTACATTGTCGGCGGCCGTCACTTCGACCAGCTCTCAACTGAACACCTTCCGCCTCACCTCGACCGTGGGCATCACTGCCAATAACACGATGATCTACGTCGATGGCGAAGCGGATTTTGTGAACGTGGTCACCTCAACCACGGTTCAAGTCACCCGCGGCCAGCCCACTTCGCGAGTCAGCACTCATGCGAATGGGGCAATCGTGTGGTTCGGGCCTCCGTCGTATTTCTATTTTCAGAATCCGATTGGATATCCGTCCGGGAGCTGCACTCGCAGCCAAGCCAGCGTCCTGCCCTATATCGACATCGACAATTCGTTGATTTCGGATTGCTTGGGCGGAGTCTGGGTCACCGGGAATACCGTGCCCGCGCCCGTCACGCAGACGGTGATTTACTCGCCGCCTTCAGGCGGCGCGATCTTGACCGGCGTGGGCACTTCGACCGCGACCACGAACACCAGCATGTACTGTTCGGAAATCGAACTTCCCTTCAACAAACTGTTGACCGGACTTCGCCTTCTGAATGGGTTGACGGTCGGAAACGGCAATCGCCTAGTCGCTCTCTATGACGCCGCGGGGATTTTGCTTGCCCACAGCGCCACCGCAGGAGCGGCAACGACTGGCAATGCGAGCATCTACCAGAGCTACGCCTTCACTGTACCGTTCTTCGCGGTGGGACCGGCGCGGTATTTCGGCTGCTCGCAAGCCGCGAACAGCACCGACACGCTCAACTTGGTGGTGACCGCCGATGGCAACGCCGGACTTCTGACCCAGATCTATACCGGGCAGACCTTCGGAACCATCCCGGCCACGATCACGGCTCCAACGGCCTACACCACGGCCCAAGGACCGTACTGGGCGTTTTACTAGAAAGCGGCGGGGCCGGTCGAACTTGGCTGGCTCCGCAGTTTTTTCGCCGAATGCCCATCAACGAATCGACCAGTAAGCCGCGCCGCGAACGCTGGCCGCTCGCTTTCGACTTGGAAGGCGTGCCCCGCGACAATGCCACTCGTAAGCAACTTTTAGAATCGCAGCAGCAACAAAATCTCGAATCAGATCCAGAGGATTCCATGTCCACAGTCACACCCACCCGCAACAGTTTCACCGTCGATCAGCCCACGGTCGGAATCAGCGACATCAACAATCCGCCGCATAAGAACTACAACCCGCACGATCCGAAGAATCAGTATCCGAAGATGCTCTATCACCATGGCACCGGGCGTGTGCTCACCGTGGCCAACGAAAAAGAGCAGAAGGCGGCCATGAAGCGGGACTTTCAATTGGAGCCTTCGCTTGATCACGACTACTCGAAAGTCAACCGCGCGGGAATTGCCGCCAAGGCCAGTTCGGAACCGAAGCGCGAGGAAGAAATGTCGGCTGAAGAGCTGGCGGCGCTCGACGAAGCGGACGCAGGCTAACTGAAGGAATTGGCGGGGCTGACGGCTGCTGACCGCCTCGCGCTGAAGTGCTTCCGCATTTCGATTACCAGCAGTCTGAGGATCGCTCCCCTTTGCGGTCGGTGACCAAGCGCTACTACCCCGAAAAGAAATTCTAACCCCATGCCCATCTCTCCACCGGTCAATCCGCCGGCTCCACTGAGTTACAAGGTGCTCGACATCATCACCGATGCCCTGATTGAAATCGGGGCGCTGGCGCCTGGGGAAAATCCCGGCCCCGACGAAGGCCAGTGGGCATTCCGCAAATTCAACTATCTGGTGGACATCTGGCAGGCGAAACAGTTCTCCGTTTTCTCTTACGCCTTCAACATCTACACCTTGATCGCAAATCTGAATCCGCAGACCATCGGGCCGAGCGGACTGGCGACTTTTTCAACCATCGGCCAGCCGCGCCCGGTACGCATCGAATCGGCCAGCCTGCTCCTGCAAAATTCAGCGACGCCCGGCTTGGTCGATTTGCCCATCAACATCCGCGACCGGCAATGGTGGGCAGCGCAGCAAGTCAAGCAAATCCAGACCAACGTCCCAACCGATCTCTACTACGATCCCACCTCGCCCGATGGCTCGCTCTACTTCTGGCCGGTATGCAACATCACCCGGCAGGTACGCTTAGAAATCTGGCAGACGGTTTCGCAGTTCGTCTCCATTCAAGATCCGATTGGCGGTCCGGGCGGTCCGGGAACTTTGCCGCCAGCCTATCGCGCGGCGCTCATGCTTACGCTGGCCGAGATGCTCATTCCCGGCTCCAATCGGCAGATGCCGGAATCGCTGCCCAATGAAGCCATGAAAGCGCGCGCGGCGGTTTTTGGAAATAACGCGAAAAGTCCGCGCATGGCGACGAGAGATTGCGGGATGCCGCAAGCGAAAACGAGTGGCCAGAAACAGGACTTCAACTGGAGTTTTGGAAATGCACCTGGCGGACGCCCCCAATAAAATCAATCACTTAACTAGGATTTCAATTGAGAAAGTTTGCTTCCCTTAGGGCGCTGGTTCGGTGGAATTTGCACGGCGGAGCCGGGTTGGCAGTAATTGAATCGGCGATCTGGCATTGCCTCGCGGGAAAGATGTTTCCAAGTGGAGTTGCGAGCGATGTTGCTGATCGTGCCATAGCAGATGCCAAAATCTTTTGCTATGTGCAGATGTTCTTCGCCTTGTTTCAATCGTTCGATAATTTCGAGCACCTCGCTTTCGTCGAGTTTTGCATGAGGATGCTTCGATCCTTTTTTTCCTGTGCTTCGACCGAGAACGCGAATTGCGTGCAGCGTGTTGCCTTGCACAGTGGTGTATTCGAGATTCTCGAAGCGATTGTTTCCCGGATCGCCGTCTTTGTGGTTCACCACTTCGCCGGGTTTTGGCGGGCGGGCGAAGGCATGCATCACCAATCGATGAACGGATTTCGCTTTCTGCCAACGTCCTGGGCGGGTCAAATTCACGCGGAAATGGCCTGACCATGCCCGATCCACCGGCAAGAGCCGGGTAGCGTAGTGATTGACTCCATCGCACCAAGGCGCAATCTTCTGCACTCGACCATGACTACTTACTTCATACAAACCCTCGAAACCCGGCACTGGGAGCCACTTTTCGACGCTCATGCTCTGAGAGGAGCACGCTAGATGCCATCTGGGAATTATCCGGGCGGGAGGCCGCAGTAGTTATGCCGGGCAACTGGGGCTTCTGCGGTCCGACCTACACGTCGCAGAGTCCAAACGTTGACGATGAAGATTGCATGAACGCATACTGCGAGCAGTCCGGCTCCTCTGGCGCGAAAACTCCGATTGCCTTACTGCACACGCCAGGCCGGAGAGTCTTCGCCCAGCTCGCCGGGGAAACCTCTGTGCCTGGACTCTTCACCGTGAACGGCAGAACCTTCGCCGCCTGCTCAAATCTCTACGAACTCGCTGGAGGCGGCGAACTCGTGGCTAATTACGGTTCGCTCGGCGTTGCTCCAGTGACTCCGACCATGATGACGGCGAACGAATCGCAGTTGGTCATACTCAACAACGGCAATCTCTTTGTGTTGACTTTCAAGGGAGCGATTACCGCCGCCAACATCACCGCCTCACACCTTGGCTCTGGATACGCGATTGGCGACACCGGCATCATCGACGGGACGGGATCCACTTACACCGTGGTCGCCATCACCGATGGTGGAATCGCGGTCGTAGCCGTCGATTTTGGCGGTGGTGGCTACGCCATCAACGACACCGGAACGATCGGGGCTGGCGGAGCGGTTTATACCGTCACTGCGATCGTTAACGGCGGCCTGAAAACGGCCACGGTCGATGTGGGTGGCTCCGGGTACGCCATCGGCGACACCGGTACAATCGGGACTGGCGGCGCGATCTATAAGGTCACTGCGTTGAGTGGTAGTGCCGTTTCGGGCTTCTCTTTCCTTTCCGGCTCGGGGTATGCTCCCGCCGCTGGGGTTGCGACCACAGTATTGACGGGCGGCGGCAACGGCGCTTTCACTGTTACGATCTCGGCCATCGACAATGGGGTAGTCACGGGCTTCACTTTCGTTCCCGGCACGGGATATTCAGTCGCGAATGGCGTCGCCACGGCTGTTCTTACCGGCGCGGGCGACGGCACGCTGACCGTGAACATCGTGGCCATCTCCAACGGCCAGGTCAGCCAAATCGCTTACACGCCGGGATCGGGAAACGTCGTTTCCGCCGGCATCGCGACGGCAGTTTCAACTGGATCGGGAGACGGGAATCTCGAAATCGATATCTCGGCCGTGGGAAACAACGTCCTTTATCCCGTCGATATGTCGCAGTTCAACGGGCCAATTGCGCAGATTGATTTCTGCGATGGCTACGTGATCGCGACCATTCAGAACTCCCATACTTTCCAGCAATCGAACTTGGAAGACGCAACCGTGTGGAACGGCTTGAACATCGCTACGCTGTCTTACTTCCCGGACAACATCGTTTCCATGAAAGTGAACGCCCGCACCATTCAGTTTTCTTCGGCGAAAAAAACGGTGTGGTACTACAACGGAGGCGCGGGCTTTCCTGTCTTCATTCCCATCTCGGGCGCATTTTTCGAGACTGGCTCTTGTGCCACCTATGCCATTGCGCAAGTTGCCGAAAATGCCGTTGCCTGGCTTTCGCAGGATGAACGCGGGTCGCTGGTGGCCATGCTTTCGAACGGCAGTTTCGGCGGCCAAAGAATTTCGACGCACGCTGTCGAGCTGGCTTGGCAGACGTACACGAAGTCCTCCGATGCTGTGGCCTGGACCTACCAAGAGTACGGCCACACTTTCATCGTCTTCGATTTCCCGTCGGCGGGAGCAAGTTGGGCCTACGACATTTTGACTAGCTACTGGCACAAGCGCGGCTTCTGGAATGCGATCAATGGCACCTACTTGATGGACCGGGCGGTCTGCCACACCCTGAATTTTGGCATTCACTTGGTCGGAGACTGGGCGTCGGGCACGGTGTACCAGTTGTCCTCCCAGTTCTGCACCGACTTCGGCAACATGATCCGCGGCTATCGCCGTTCGCCGACCACCGCCAAAGACAATAAGTGGGTGTACTTCAAGCAACTGGAAATCGACGCCGAAGTCGGCCTCGGAGTTTCGGCGGCGGACATTGCCATGTGGACCGCAGTTTATGGCAAGCCGCCGCTGATCGATGGCGATGGCAACGCGCGGCCGGCCGAACTCATGCTGCGCTGGTCAAACGACGCCGGAAAAACTTGGTCGAATACCTACACGCTGAGTTTGGGAAACATCGGGAAGTACAACAAACGAGTCATCAAGCGGATGCTCGGCAGAGGACGAAAGCGAGTGTGGGAAGTAAGTTGGACCGACCCAGTTCCGCTGCGAATCGCGGATGCATACCTTGAGTTGGAGTTGGCGGCCTGATCTTAGCGAACGGCGATGCCCACCACTCCCTATCTTCCGCCGCCGCCGACGACGCAAGGGTCGAACGTTTCACAGACCGACCATCAGTGGCTGCTCTTGGTGCAGGGGCTTCAGCCGCTTTATGAAGTCGATAGCTCGAAAGGCAGCTATGCCGAGAACGTGCCACCGGCTGGCGTGGGCACTTCCGGCCAATCAGGGCAGTGCAAAGAAATCACCTATGTCAAGACGTCCGCCGATGGAAGCACTTACACCTTGAATGGCGTGCAAGGCGGGGCATTGACGCTCACCGCGCAATACCAGTTTTTGAAGATCAAGAGTGACGGCACGAAGTGGTGGAGAGTCGGCTAGCGGGTGATCACGATCGATCGCAGCCGCGATTATGCGCTGATCAAGAGTTTGGCGATTCATCCGGCGATCTTTCCCCACATCTCCGACGATTTCACTTGCGATCCGCAAAAGTGGCAGCCGCCGGAAAACGAATTGATCCGCTACCTGATTGCGAGCGATGACCAAGGGGCGTTTGGCTTCGGGATTTTCCTGCCTGAAAACTCGGCTTGCTGGAAAGCTCATTTCGGATTTCTGCCGCGCAGCTATGGAGCGAAGGCGCTCACCAGTTTCAAGGCTATGCTGCGTTCCATCTGGGCAACGACGCCGGCAGCGAGAATCGTTGGCGAGATTTGCCGTGATAACCGGCGGGCGATTCGTTTCGCCGAGCGCGCGGGCTGTGAAATTTACGGCGTGAATTCGAAAAGCATCGTGCGGGGCGGAACCTTGCGGGATCTGGTCTGTTTAGGCATTTCGAAACCGGTATAAATCTATGGGCGCAATCGCATCAATCGGCAGTTCCATCGCGGGCGGAATCCTGGGCGCGAATGCTGCGTCGAGTGCTGGGCAAGTCGAATCGCAGGCCGCGCAAAAGGCACAAAACCTTGAGCTGCAAAATCAGCAGGCTGCGCAAAACTCGCAGGCCAGCGCAACGGCTGCGAATACAGCCGCAGAACAGCCTTACCAGCAAGTCGGCCAGACTGCGGCAAGTGGCCTCAACAGCCTTCTCCAGAAAGGCTTCACCGCTCCCACTCTACAGCAAGCCGAGCAAACTCCCGGCTATCAGTTTCAGTTACAACAGGGGACGAACGCACTCAACGAGAATGCGGCGGCGAACGGGACGCTCATGTCCGGCAACACTGGCAAAGCCCTGCAGCAGTACGGCCAGAATCTCGGCCAGAGCGCCTACCAGCAGACGTATAACAACGCTCTGAATACGTACAACGCGAACTATCAGTCGCTGCAAGGGGGAACCAACACCGGACTCTCTTCGACTTCAGAAATGGGCCAACTCGGGCAGCAGGGCGCGCAGAATCTGGCGAACGTCGATTTGACCGGCGGCCAGCAGCAGGCCACGCAAATCAACAACGCGGCGGCGGCTACCGCGCAAGGCATTCTTGGCTCGGCCAACGCCTACTCGAACATGGCCGGTGGAATCGGTGGCGCGGTCAGTGGGGCAAACACTGGCGCTGGCGGAATTGGCGCGCTTTTTGGAGGGCTGTTCTAATGAGCCCTTTTTCGGCGATTCCGCGCCTGCTGAGGCCACGTTGCCCAGCGGCAATTTCCGGGCTCATAGTTGCCGTCTGGATTGGGAAAACGATCCAGAGTTGTATTCACTGGGCGTGGGCCCATGTCTTTCAAAAACACTTTAAAGTCGTTCCATCGCTCGCAAAAGCGGATGCCGCGACCGCCATATCGCTTCCAGGCGCGATTTCGCGGATTCCGGCATCGCTGACGCGCATGATACCAACTCGAGTATTCGCGGGTCTGGCGTTTGTTGTGAGTGCGGCGCGGACTTGGCTTTCCTTTGCACGATTCAGTATGAGTCGCAAGAATTTCCCGGATCAGGCAACCACAACTTTGCGTGGGTCGATGTCGCTTCGGAGCGTTGGGATTACGCCGCAAATCGCCGCCTTCTACAACAGTTTCTTTGCCGCAATCGCAGAGACATATCCATTTCGGTCTTTGTGGAATGATGGGCAAATGCCGCCGCAACACCAGCAGACGACCTATGCGTTTTCCGGTTAAGTCGATGATCTTCGGAGCCATCGGCTAAGGAGTATACCATCTCAACTATCCCAGCACCTAACATCGCCGAACTCGGCGGCCAGATCGCGCAAGCTCCCATGAATCAGGCGGCGGAGTATGCCCGCGTGGCCGCGCTGCAGCAACAAACCGCGCAATCCCAGCAGCAGATGCAGCAGGCGCAGGCCATGGCTCCCGGCCAGCAGCAATTACAGCAGCAGCAGATCGAAGCGCAAAAGCGGCAATTCGCGGATCAAGATGCGCTCACCAAGGCGATGACTGCCTACAACTCCGACAAACACACTCCAGACGATATTCCCGGCTTAATTGCGAAAAATGGCGGCTCCGGACAATTACAAACCGCGACCCAGCAGCATTTACTTCAACTGAAAGACACCGCTTCTCAAATTGCCGAACGCGACGCCACCAGCGGCAGTAAAAATATCGATACCTACCTTAAGCGGCACGATGCCGCGATCGGCGCGCTGCAATCGGCCATGGACACCGACGATGCTTCCTTGGCCGATCACCTTAACTCAAAGATCACCGACTTGGGACAGGCTGGATTCTTGCGTCCCGATGAAGTGGCGCATGGCCAGCAACTCGCTCAACTCGCCGCCCAAAACCCGCAAGCCGCCCGCCAACAACTTCCGGCTTACCTGAACGGCTTCAAAACCGAGCAGCAGATTTTCAAGGAAGCACAGGACACCGCAAAAACCGAACAGGAGAATTGGAAGCCAGCCGGGCCGGGCACGCTCATCAACGTCAAAACCGGAGAGACCAAGCAAGGCAGCCTGCCGGTCGATCAGGCGGAGATGGCCGACTATTTGCAAAAGCATCCCGGCCAAGGTCCAGCAGACTTTCTCTCCTGGAAAGCCAAGCAATCCCCCATGGCGATGGTGATGGGGAACATGCTGAAAGGATCAGCCATCGATCAGGCTGCCGAGCGCTACTCGACTGACGGTTCGCTTCCTTCCGGCTTCGCCCGTTCTCCCGGCACAACCGCTGCCATCATTCAGCGTTCCGCCGAACTTCATCCCGATCAAAATCTCGCTTCGAATAAAGCCACTTTCCAGGCGGATACCGGCGCGCTGAAACAGGTACAGAAACAGTTCGACGTGATGAACGCCTTCGAGGGCACGGCGTTGCGCAATCTCGATCTCTACGCGCAAACCGCAGCGAAGATTCCCGATTTAGGCGCACGCTTCGCCAACGTCCCGCTGCGCATGATCACCGGCAGCATGATTGGTACCGACAACATGGCGGCGCTCAAGGCCGCGCGGGAAACGGCGGCCACCGAAGTCGCGAAAGTGCTGGGCTCCGCTACCGGATCCGGCGTGTTGAGTGATTCGCAGAAAAAAGAAGCGCAGGATGTGATCGACGGCAACCTGCCCATGTCGGCCACTCTCGCCGTGGTGAACACACTGAAGCAGGACATGGCCAATCGCCACCAGTCCTATCAGGCCGACATCGACGCGATCAAGGGACGGCTGGGAGCGAAGCCGACGCAACCGATTCAACAGAATACGGCGAATCCGAAGGCAGGCGCATTTAGCTGGGATGCGATGCCGAAACATCAATGAGCAGCGCGCCCACAGTTCCGATTTTCGATCCCCAGGGTACCTTGCGGGATGTGCCTTACGAGCAGATGCACAATGCTGTCTCGAATGGTGGCAAGCCTGCGGTGCGCTTCGCCGCTCCCGATAAATCCATCCGGTACGTTCCAGCCGATCAAACTCAAGCCGCAGTGCAGGCAGGCGGCACTATTCAACCCATCGAAGAGCAGCCGCAAGGCATTCCCGAATATTATGGTTTCACTCCAGGGAACGTGGCGCGCAATGCTTGGAACGGATTCAAGGGAACGATTTCAAGTGTTGGCAGTCTGGCCAAGGATTTAGCCAGCAATCCGAACTGGGCCGCCGGGGAAAACTCCACTCTGAAAAAGTTCGTGGCCGATCCCATGCATCAGGAAGCGGCGCGCGCGGTCGATGCTTTCGATAAAGGCAACTACACCGAGGCTTTTGGTCATGCGGTCGCATCCGGGTTGCCTGTTGCGGGTCCGGCGGCGGCAGGAATCGGTGGACAAGCGGGAACTGGCGACGTAGGCGGGGCTGCCGGACAGGTTGCAGGGATAGCCGCCGCGGGATCGGCCATCAATAAAGTCGGCAAGATGGCAGCCGCCACGCCTGAAGTCGTCTCCGATATTGCCGCTAATCCATCGCTGCGGGCGGGGATCAGGGCAGCAGCGAAGAAACTGCCTGTAGCGGCTATTCGGCGGATTCCCTATGTGGGCGACGTGGCCGCCGATGTTTACAAGGCAGGAACCGAAGCAGCCGCGAAAGCGACGGCGGAAACGAAAGCCGCAACCGTAGAAACCGTTCCTGAAGCCGCGCCCGTTCCTGAAGCCGCGCCTGCCAAACTTCCCGCCGCTTTTCAAGGCCCAGGCGCGACCTATCAAGGGCCGCCTGGAACTGCGGAGAATCCTGTTCGCTCCGTCGTCACCGATCCCACTACCGGCGCGAAAGAATTCTCCGACGTTGTAGCCGCGAACCAGAACGCCGCGCCCGCCGCTACGCCCGCGAAAGTCGAGCAGGCACTAAATGAGTCGCTTGGTGGTCAGCCGTTAGTGCGCGGCGTCTCTCTGCGAAATCAGGCGAGTGCGCAGGCTGTGGCCGCTGGAAAATTGCCAGAAGGATTTACGCCCGTCGAATCGAGTGTCCTCAAAGGCTACAAGTACGATCCCGCCGCCAAAGAATTCACCGCCATTACCAACAATGGTCAGAGCTACACTCACGGTGAAGTGACGCCCGATCAGGTGAAAGCCTTTGAAGATGCCGACTCGCAAGGCAGCGCCTGGACCAAGCAAATCCGAAACAACAATCCCTTGGTGCGCAAGAATGGTAATGCGGTCAAGCCCGCCGAGATGCAAAACGCGCAAGGCGAAGTGATTCCGAAAGCGCAGGCGGGCGCGCAAGATCTCACGTCGATCCTTCAGCAGTCGCTCGATCAATTGAAAGTTCCGCAAGGCGGAGCCATGACCACCGCCGATCCCGCGATGTTGACGAAGCGCTGGGGCGTGGACACGGAAAGTTTGGCGGAGGGTCGCGAACAGACGCGGGGAATGAGCCCGGAACAAACCGAACAATTTGTGCAGAAGCTCGCAGACCGCTACAAGGCGGGCGAAGTGCCGGAGCCGGTGATGGAAACCCGAGACGCCGATAACAACATCATTGCCGTGGATGGCCGGGCCCGGGCGATTGCCGCAGAACGAGCAGGAGTGAAAAGAATTCCGATCATGGTGCGGCGGATGCCGCCGGTGAAAGTTACTCAGTGACCGGGCGCGAAACGATGGGTTCGGAAATGTTTACGATTTCCGGCTGTGAATACCGGTCGAACAGGCGCGCCGGAACTCCGCAGCAGATTGCGGGCAGGATGCCAGGCCGCACCGAGCGATGCCGGAAACGCTTGCAGGCTCCTGAACACTTCCAGACTTCGCGGGGAGTTTCGTTGACCAGTTCGTAGCAGATGGAATCGGTCACTGGGCACCGGCCCAAGCGAGCGTAAAGATGCTGGTCAATTTCTTAGTCGGAAGACGAACAAGGCCCCAAGCTTCGGTCGCTTGATCAACGACGCTGATGACGCGGTACGTCGAGCCAATGCGCGGCATCGCGCAATAGCCGCCCGCAATTTCGCAAACAAGAACGAATTCGCTTTGATCGGCAATGTTGTGAGCAGTTACAACCACCAATTTACCGTTGCTGCTGATTTCAGCTCGGTTGATGATCACGGTGATGCCATCGTAACTTCCTTTCGGATGTTCCGTTGAGGCCTGCGCATTCGCCAGATTCGAGCCGCCGACGAAAAATGCTGCACCGAGAATCGCGACCAATAAGGGTTTCATAATGACCAATTTTCCCGCTTCTACCCCTCTCCGTCCACACCACTTACGGGCAGTTACTCGCCTGTTTGTGTGGTTACTGACACTTTTCGTCATTCTGACCTTTTTTGTCACTTTCTGCTCTGCCCAGACCGCCGTGGTGATTTCCCCCTGGCCGCAATTTGTCTCCTACACCCAAGACGGCGTTCCGAATGCCTTTGGCTGCGTTTTCACCTACCAAGTCGCATCCACAACGCCTTTAGGGACTTACACCGACTACACCGGGACGACGCTGAATTCGAATCCGGTGATCTTGTCGGCGGGCGGAACGGCGGAAATCTGGCTTCAGGCCGGCGTCGCCTACACCTACAAAGTGATGACCGCCGGCGGCACGAATTGCTCAAGCGGGACGACCCTCTACACCGTCAATGGATTGGGCGGCGGCTCGACTACTCTGACCACCATCGTCACCTATTCGACGACTCCCATCTTCATCGTCTCTGCCCAAAGCCAACTCTTCGAACTTCTTTTGACCGGGAACGCCAGCGCTCAGCCCTTGAGCTTTGTCGGCATCACTCCGCCGAGCGTGATCTTTTTCCAGATTACTCAAGATGCCTCTGGAGGTCACACGTTCTCCTGGCCTGCGAATTCCGTGGGCGGCTGCACCATCGGCTCAGCGGCGAATCAGACTACGACTCAGGAATTTCTCTATGACGGCGTGAACGCGACCGCAGTCGGGCCATGCGTGATCGGCAACGGTCCGGCCATCGACACCGGCGCCATCTCAGCCACGGGGAACGTCACCTCGACCGGACAATTCATTTCGACTGTGCTCAGTCCGACTCCGCCTTTGGTCGTTGCCTCGAACGTCGAAGTATTGAACTTGAATTCCAACCTGCTCGAAGGCTTCGATTGGGATACGCCGGGCACCATCGGGTTCACTTTGCCGAACACGGGCGTTTTTACGACCTTGAAAGCGAATACAAGTTTCATCCTGAACGGCGGCACGGCGCAGACTGCCACGCAAGGCAGCGATACCAGCCTGCTTACCTCAGGCACCATAGGCGCGGGGACGGCTCTGCCACTCTGCACCGACGCGAATCACGGCGCAACGACGACCTGTACCGGGAGCGGTCCAAATTTCCCGCCCCAACGCACAACGACGATTGTCAACGCGACGGTCTCGACGCAAACCATCGTGCTCAGCGAATCGGTGACCTTTCCAGCCGCCGCCGGAACTTACCGCGCCGACGTGCGCTATGGCCTGTGGATGACGACGGGTCCAAATGCGTGCGCGGCGGAAGTCATCGATACCACCAATAGCCGTGCCTTCGCGTTGAGCGGCCAAGATTCGAACGGTTCAGGCTATGTCGGATTGTCGGCCTCCGAAGTTTCGAGCGCCACTTATGCGGCTGGCGCCGTCGCCACTTTTACTGTGCAAGCCCAGTGCAACGTCAGTTCGACTGCTAGTGCTAACAGCGGCCTCTTTACGTTCTCGCCCGCCGCGCCGACGTTTCTCGCGGTGACTCCGGTTCTCAGCAACTAAATCATTTTCAGAAAGGAACTCGCTATGCGCTTGCTTTTTCGCCGTTGTGTCTTTTTGCTGCTCGTCTGTTTCGCGCTCGGTCCGCCCGTCTTTTCGCAATCAAAGGCCGGCCCGTTCGTTCTCACCGCCGCCAATCAGTGTGCCGAGATTTCAACGACCGCGCAAGCGACGATTGGGATCAAGGTCAAAGGCACGTTCAGTATGACCTTGCAGCCGGAAATCTCCATCCAAGGCCAGACGGCCGACAACTCCAGTGTTACGCCTTACGGCTCGCAAACCTCGCAAGCGACGATCACCGCGGCGGGCTCCTATACCTCGGCGGTGGCCGCGGGCGATACATTCCTTCTCTGCGTCACTTCTTTCAGTTCGGGAACGGCAACCGTTTGGCTGAATGCTTCCACGGTTGTGGCCGGGAATCTTTTAGGGGGAGCGCCGGTAACCAGTTTGGCTTTTTCGGCGCTCACTACCGGCACGAACACCACAGCAGCGATGGCCGTCGGTCTTCCCGCCTCTCTGACGCCGGATGCGACCAGCGGCTACGGCCAGATCACCAGCAACACGAACTGGTACGGCTTGGGGGGAGCGGGAATTTACGCTCCCCAAGTCACGCTCACGGATGCACAAACCGGCGGTAGTTTCATTTACAATTCCGGCGTCTTTACTCAAATTACGATCAGCACCGCAACCGGCGAATCTTATCCGTCGCTTGTGCAAGGTACCCCCCTTAGAACAAATTGCACTTCAGGTTCTTCTTGCAGTCTGATTGTCACCGCTCCCTCTTTGCCACCCGGTACCACCTACACGGTCTACAACGGCACAACCACATCGACGCAAAAGTACTCGGCCTGCGTGCATATCACCGGCAATTGCGTCATGCAGACTTACGCAGTTGGCGCGGCTCCCCCAACTTCCGATACCACTGGCATTTATCCCACGCCCGCAAACGCTTCCACGTGCCCACCGGGAAACGTGCCCGACGCTTGGCAGCAGGATATAAGCAAAACCTGGAATTCGCTATTTGGCGTGAATCAGGCGGAGTTGATCACCGGATACACTAATGGATTTTTGGAATTTTGCCGTCCTATCATCGTCAACGTTTCGGGTGTCAATGATGCCGGTGCTTTAAATGGCGCGTTCAATATCTACCAGCAAAGCGGTGGAACCTCGAATGTGTTCGGGGAGCAAATCGAGTTTATAGAACCGGCTGCTTTAGTTGGAACATTGGGACAACAACAATCGCTTTACGTGGAGAATCTAAACCTTTCGAGTGCAACCCTGAACGGCATTGAAATGTCGATGGGAGCGATTCGAGGCGTGGCTAATGCCGCTGGGGGCACTCCTGTTTTAAACGGCGGTTCAAATGGAACCGCTCAAGTTGTGGGTGTTTCAGGCTGGGGCGAACGGGGCAGCATAACCCGATCTGGGAACGCTATTTTTGCCGGGCTTCAAGGAATTGCATCCCCCAATACAAACCTGGGCGGAGACACCTTTATTGGCGTTCTAGGACAAGCGCTTAACGTCGGAGGCGATACTGCGGCGAGAGGGAGGGCACTTTACGCAGTCCCGGCAACGAGTTATCCGTTTACGGCATCCACTTTCGCCTCAAACGTGGGTGTTTATTCTGAAGACTATGGGAATAGCGCCGCAAGCTGGGATATGTGGTTGCAAGGGAATATCTCAACGTATGACCCCACCCATGGGAAAGTTTTCATTGAAGGTACGACTTACGTCGGTGGTCTTGCTATTTCACAACTTGCGCCACTCGCCATCTTAGGATCGCCTGTCGTTAAAGGCAGCGTGGGAACCGCTCAACTGACTGCCCCCACCGCGCCCGCGCTTTCCGGTTATGACTCCGGCTCGACTCACTATTCCTATGCATTGGTGGCTTTAGATGGAAACGGCAATCAGACTGCGGTTTCTCCCACTAGCACACTGACAGGCGGCGCAGCCACGCTCAACGCAACCAATTATGAAATTATTTGCCTCAACTCCACCCAGGCGTGGGGCACGTTGGGCTGGAGTGCGGTACAGGTTTGGCGTACCGCCTCCGGAGGGTCGCCCTCAAGTACGGGACTAATCGGCACTATGACAGCAGCAAACGAAGTTGCTCCTGCTTTCGGAACTGCTTACACAGGGACAGGACAATACAACATCGTTTGCATGAATGACACCGGTCTCGCCGGAGATGGAACCACCGCCCCAACCTTCAACAACACGGGAGCGGTTCAAGCCTATGAACTGCAGAGTCTGACTAATTGTGCAGCCAACGGCTCGGCGGCGAATCCATCGCTGGTGGCTTGCGGCTCGGCGTCGGCGGGCGCGTTCTCCTGCTCGGTGACGGCTTCGACTGGAACTTGCGTGGTGAGTACCACGGCCGTCACCGCGAACAGCGAAATCTTCATTACTCCAACCGCGGCAGAAAGCACTCGGCTTTCCGTGACCTGCAATACCGCTCCGACGCTCGTTCCGACCATCACCCTGCTTTCGAAATCTGCGGGCGTATCTTTCACCCTTACCATGCCGACGATTGCCGTCAATCCTTCGTGCTACGACTACCTCATCGTGAACTGACATGAAAAAATTCCTTCGCACTTCCCTGATTCACTTCGCCGTTCTGACGTTTGCATTCACCGGGCTTTGGCTGCTCCACGCCCAGAGCTATTTGCCAACCGTGCCTGCCCCCGTGCCGATCACCGGGCTTGGTGTGCCCGTTCAAGTGGCGCAGGTCAGCCAACTCAATCAGACTTCGAGCATCGGCCAGACCACGCTCTTTACAGTAGGCGCGACGACGGCGCAGTTTTTCGTCAAGGCGACCGACTACTGCGACGCGGCCACGGCCGGAGGCAGCATCACGCTGGTGTTTCATTACACCGATCCCTCGAACACGTTTCAAACCGTGACCAGCGGGGCAAGTTGCGGCACGCTCGGCTCGGCAAGTTTTACCTCCGTGACGTTTGTCCTGGCCGCCAAGAATGCGACCACGATCAGTTACCAGACCTCGACCAACGCCAGCGCGCCCTATGACGTGCGAATCCAGGTCTACCAGTCCAGCTTGAATTAGTTTCCGATGACTCCCCAGCAGCACGTCTTTCTTTCCCGCGCCTACACCGCGGCGGAAAAAGCCGGACACATCTTCAGCGAGATGGCCGCCTGCGAAGCCGCACTCGAATCGGCGTACGGCAGCTCCGGACTGGCCGCGAAGTACAACAATCTCTTTGGTTGCAAGCAGCACGTCCACCCGATCTACGGGACGCACGTTCTGCCGACGCGCGAATTTCTCGACGGCAAGTGGCTGGCGGTGAATTCCAGTTGGATCGTCTACCCCGGTTGGGCAGATTGTTTCGCGGATCGCATGGCCACGCTGCAACGCCTCTCTCCGGTCATTCCGCATTACAAAAATGCGCTCGCCGCCGGATCGGCAACGACTTACATCAACGAAGTTTCGCAAGGCTGGTCAACCGATCCGGCCTGGGTCTGCCTCTGCGGGGAAATCTTTCTGGCCTCCGCCGATTCCGCCGACCACATCATTTCGAATCCCACTCACCGGGCGATGCTCATTCCGGGCGAAGGGCGCGCAGAAAAAGTCCTGAACATTTACGACACCGTGGCAGGAGACTGGAACGCAACGTGAACTTTCTGAAAGCGCACAAAGTATGGCTCATCACTTTCGCGGCGGGCGCGGTTTCGTTTCTCACTCCGTCGGTCAACTCCTTCGTCGCTTCGCATTCCCAGTATGGGATTGCGGTGGCTACGATGTGGGGGATTGCGACGGCATGGGCGAAATCGCCGCGTCAATAGCATGGACCCCTTTCAAGGTCTTGCGTCGCTGATTCTCGGCAAGCTGAAAGATTCGACCATCGCGCTCTGGTGGAAGTTTCTCTTCGAGCTTGTCTTCAGCGCCGTCGTCTCGTTTCTGATCATTTGCGGCAGCGTGCTCGTCACCTCCGAGGAGTACACGCTCGCCATTGGCAGCGGCATGATCACGGCGGCTGTGGTGATGACGGTCGTGTTTCGCAAGGAAACCTCGCGGCTCACCAAGGGAATGCTCGTCGTCCTGCCCGCGCTCGAGGCGAACAAAGAACTGAATACCGATCTTCAAACCATCCAAAAATCAGAGCAGGAGAAAAAATCATGAGTGTATCGTTCAAAGGTGTCGTTTCGAAGCTGGTGTCCGCCGCCAAGGCTTTCAAATCCGATGTTCTGAAAGCCGCCGAGAAAGCCCCAGCCATCGCCGCCGAAGTGCAGAAAGACGCCCCGGAGATTGAGGCCCTCGTCGCGCTGGCCTTCCCCGGCGCCGCCGCCATCGAACAAGCTGCGTTGGCAGCCTTCGAGGTCATTACCACTGCCGTCGAAGCGGCCGGCCCGGCAGCCACCGCGAATGGGCTGTCGGTGTCGCTCGACAAAACACTGATTGCCGATGTTCAAGCCGTCTTGCCCCAACTGAAGGCGTTCGCCGCGAAACTGTAGCTATAGCTAAACTTCTTCCGCATCGGTGGGGCTGGTACCAACGTAACCGGCCTCGCCGATTTTTGCTTGTGAGGAGCGGCTAGAGACCGGAATATCGAAGACGTGCCCCCCGCCGCCACCAAGCAAACCGCAGTCGTGACCAAGGACGAACTGGTCGAGCTTGCCGACTGGGAGCGCAAATTCGCCGACGCCAAGAAGAAAGCGAGCGCCGCCGAGAAGGAAGTCAAATTTCGCCGGCTGAGCTTGGCCGAGCGAGTTCTCGGCGTGAACTCCGAAGATGAGTTGAAAGAGCTGTCACCGAAGACGGTCGAGAAGCGCTTAGCCGCACGCTTCGAATCGGGCGACTGGAAACCGGAAAAGGATGCTCCCAGTTTCAGCTTCGTGAAGAGCCACCAGGGCAGCTATCCCGCATGGAAAGATTTCTACATCAAGGCATTCGGCGCGACGGCGGCTGCTAAAATCACCGCAGAAGCCCCGATCACGTACTCCTACGCAGTCGAAGTCGCCTCGCAGTAACTTCCCTTCCCCGTATCTCCGCACCCGGCCCGCGCCACGGCAGCGCGGGCTTTTTCTTTGTCCCTACCCGGCCAGACGCTTCGAGGGCGGCATGACCTCGCCCTCAGAAATCTGAAAATGTGCGGGGGGCATCTCCAGCGAACGGCGCAGCCGCTGCCAGGCCGCGATCAGCACCGACGGTCCCTTGGCAACTTTCCGGCTGATGAGCTGGTGGGCGAGCATGGTGAGTGGCTGGCTCGGCGGCGGAATTTTCCCGAGCGCAAACGAGGTTGCGCAATCGGCGCACATATACCCTTGCCCGGATTCGGAGCTGCTGTCGTCCTCTCGGATTCCGACCGTGCGGATCATGACGGTGAGGGTGATAGCGGCGTCGTTGACATCGACGATTTCGCGGCACAAAACGCATGGACTGGCTTGTCTCGCTGGCATTTTCATTTCCTCTTCCCGGCGTTGTACAACCGTTGTACAACGTCAGTCTCTCATCCCTGCCCCGTTGCCCGGCGCGCCTCCGTTCCCCCCTGAACCATCCCGGTAAACAAACCCCTTGACACGCTGCGTCCATTTGCGCGATAGTGGACACGCTATGTCCCATCGAAGGCCGATCTTAGTTTGCAAAGACTGCGACTACGAATGGATGCAACACGGCGAACAGGAGCCGATTCGTTGCGCCAGCCGTCAGTGCCGCTCGCGCAATTGGAAAAAGGGAAGTAAGCCTGGTCATCCGCCGAGCAAGCCGCCGACGCGCCTGACTCTCGCGCGCCCTTCTGCCGTTCCACGGGAAAACGTGAAAACCATGCAGTTCGCCGGTGGCGGTTCCGAGTCGCCCGCGAAAGCCGTGGCCGCCTAAAAACAAACGGCGCCGAGTTGTGATCAGCGCCGCCGGTCGAACTTTGAAAGGAGCTGCCTTGCGAGCATCCCTAACAAACGCAGCATATCGCAAAACGCCGCCGGAAACCAAACAGAAAAATCGCCGCCCCTGGTGTCCCCTCTGCCGCGGCACGGGCTGGCAGTTCGTGCCCGGAGCCCAAAACACAGTCCAACGTTGTGAATGCCGGACCGAGAAACCTCCAGTGTCGGATCGGAAAGCGATCGCGGCGGG